CCAAAGGCTGAAACAGCCTCTGCTCCAGCAAGTGGTAGCGGTCGTGCAGAAGACATTCTTGCGATGATTCGCAATCGTCAAAAGCAATAAGCAATTAGAGAAAGTATAGAGGTTCCGCCTCTATACTTCTCGCCACTATAAGGAGAATAAAATGGCAAAATTATCTAAATTAGCGAAAGTATCTGAGTCATTTACTGTAAATCGTTATGACAATGGATTCATGATCGAAGTCAGCGGTCGTGATAAAAAAGAAGATTGGAAGACAGCCAAGATTATGTGTACTACTGAAGAAGAACTAATCGCTGTCATCAAAGAAGCAAATTCAATGGAATTGGATCAATAACATGGCAACTAAAGCATTTGATTTATCTAAATTCCGTAAAACTCTAACTAAGAGCATCGACGGACTTAGTGTAGGTTTCCAAGACCCAACTGACTGGGTTAGCACTGGTAACTATGCGCTAAACTATTTGATTAGCAGTGACTTCCATAGAGGTATTCCTTTGGGCAAGGTTACTGTATTCGCTGGCGAATCTGGTGCAGGCAAATCATATATTTGTTCTGGCAATATTGTACGTCACGCACAGGAACAAGGTATCTATGTTGTCTTAATTGACAGCGAAAACGCCTTGGACGAGAAATGGTTACACGCACTTGGCGTAGACACCAGCGAAGACAAATTACTAAAACTTAACATGGCTATGATTGATGACGTTGCTAAAACTATCAATGAGTTTATGAAAGAGTACAAGGTAATGGAAGACCGTCCAAAGGTCTTGTTTGTTATTGACTCGTTGGGTATGTTGTTAACACCTACAGACGTTAATCAGTTTGAAGCAGGCGATTTGAAAGGTGATATGGGCCGTAAGCCTAAAGCACTTACAGCACTTGTTCGTAACTGTGTAAACATGTTTGGTAGCAACAACGTTGGTTTGGTAGCAACTAACCATACATACGCTAGTCAAGATATGTTTGATCCCGATGATAAAATTTCAGGTGGACAGGGCTTTATCTACGCATCAAGTATTGTTGTTGCTATGAAAAAGCTCAAACTTAAAGAAGACGAAGACGGCAACAAAATTTCAGAAGTTAAAGGTATTCGTGCGGCTTGTAAGATTATGAAGACACGCTATGCTAAACCTTTTGAAAGTGTTCAAGTTAAAATCCCTTACGAGACAGGTATGAATCCCTACAGTGGATTGGTAGACTTGTTTGAAGCCAAGGGTTTCTTGCAAAAAGATGGCAATCGACTTAAATACGCAGGGTCGGAAGAATTGAAGTTCTATCGTAAAGAGTGGGAACGCAATGAAGACGGATGCCTGGATAAAGTCATGGTTGACTTTGCTAAGAATCCTATTGTACAATCTAACATCGACCTTGAAACTGGAGAGATTTTAGAAAATGTTGAATGAAGATCATATCATTGATATATGGACAGGACTAAAAGAGTTTTTTGATAAAAAGCAAATTGAAACTGTCGCAAGTAAGTACGTTGATATCCTCGCCGATAACGGTGTTCAGGATCATGTTTTCAAAGCCGCAATAGGCGGAGACGAAGATCTTGATGCCGCTATCGAATACTATCTCGATGACTGGGATGGCGAAACTGAGGACGAGATTGATTATGATTCACACGACTATGACGAGGACTAATGGGTTGGTATAACAAAATTGCTGATGATATCAGTAATATTCCAGATGCTGTAACATACTTTGAAGCCGAATTATTGGCCGCAAGGAATGAATGCCGTATAACGGGTAATTTAGAAAAGGCAGCGGCCAGTATGCCAGGCATTGTGGAACAACGTTTTAGCCAACTACAGGAAATAGAGGCTGTTCTCGAGTATTTGAATATTGAATTACGAAGACTTAAGAGCAGTCATTTCCGAAAATATTTAGAAAATTATGCTCGTGCATTAAGCAGTAGAGATGTAGAAAAATATGTTGAAGGCGAAGCAGATGTTGTTGATATGGAAAAGATTATCAACGAATTTGCTCTGCTAAGAAACAAATGGCTAGGCATTACCAAAGCACTGGATCAAAAACAATGGCAGATTACTAACATTGTTAAATTACGTGTTGCTGGTATGGAAGACGCCACGCTATAAACTCCCAGGTTGCATAATGGTTAAATACTACTATTATGCGACCTATTCCTATTTTTATTGGGTATGATCCCAGAGAAGCAATAGCATACCATGTATGCGCTAACAGTATCATTAGAAACTCTAGTGTACCTGTTAGTATCACACCTTTAGCATTAAACAATTTTAAAGATTATACCGAAACGCACACAGACGGTAGTAATCAATTCATCTATAGTAGATTCCTTGTGCCTTACTTAACTGGCTTTTCTGGTCATGCTATCTTTATGGACGGCGATATGATTGTTCGAGGAGATATTGCAGAGTTGTGGGAACTTAAAGAAACTAGTAAAGATGTGCAGGTTGTAAAACACGATTACAAGACAAAGATGCCTGTTAAGTATCTTGGTTCAAAGAATGAAGACTATCCACGTAAAAACTGGAGTAGTGTAATGTTATTCAATTGTAGTAATTTCCCAACTAAAAAACTAACACCAGAATATATTCAAAAATCTACAGGCGCACATTTACATAGATTTGAATGGACCGATGACAGTCGCGTTGGAGAATTACCTAAGGAATGGAATTGGCTTCCTGACGAGTACGGTGCTAATCCGGATGCTAAATTATTACATTATACTCTAGGAGCACCTTGCTTTCACGAGTTTGCCGATACGCCACAGGGCAACGAATGGCATCGTGAACGCATACTAACCGAGTATTGTCAACAAAGAGATATCAAATGATTAATGAATATTTAGAAAATCGTGACGGGCTCTGGTGGGCAAAAAATGAAACTGCCTGTTATAATTTTACTAAAAAAGAAATTGATCTCCCTGAACATTTAATGTCGTTTGTTTCAAATAAAGAAGTTATAGTACAGGCCGGTGGCAATATGGGATGGTTTACACAACTGTATGCAAAATGTTTTGAAAGGGTTTACGTATTCGAGCCTGATAATATTAATTTTCTGTGTCTTACGTTAAACAATCCTGAGAGACACATTATGAAATATCAGGCATGTCTCGGCGATTCTAGAAATTTAGTTAATGTTACATATAGAGATCACGACAGAGGTAAAAACCATATAGATATAAAAACCAATTTAATAAAAATGCAACGCAACGGTATCAGGCCTGATAAAATTCCAACATTATTAATCGACGATTTAAATTTAGACGCATGTTCTTTTATACACCTTGATATTGAAGGATATGAATGGTATGCACTAAATGGTGCAAAAAATACCATTGAAAAATATCTTCCTGTGATAGCAGTCGAAGAAGTTGGCCACGGCGACAGATATAATAAACCTTTTTCAGAAATTGAAAATTTATTAAAATTTTATAATTATAAAATTGTTGATCGTTATAGACATGAGGTAGTTTTTTCTGTATGAAAGCATTTGTTATATCTTTAACTAAGATACCTAGTTCAGCAAATAGTTCTGCACAAGTTTTAGAAAAATTAATCGAATACGGGTTCGATGCACAAATATTTGAAGGAACATATGGAGACGAAGGTGTTTATCTTTTTAAACAAGATAAGAGACGGGTTGCCAAATATGGAATAAAAACTGAAACTATCTCTATAGATGAATATAAATCTAGATTTCCTGACTCCGAATTTCCAGAAGAAGTAGGAAGTATTAATATAAGAATAGATATATCTACAGATCCGAAATTACAGGAAAAAACTTTAAGACCAGGAGTTATTGGTTGTTTTTACAGCCATTATAGACTTTGGAAACTATGTATAGAATTAGACGAGCCTATTTTTATTTTTGAAGATGATGTAATATTTGAAAGAGGATATACTCCAGTAGTATGGACTGATATATTAATGTTATGTACTGGAAAGAGTGCTTACGAAAATCCAAAATATGCTGAATATCTATATAATCCGCCAAAAAAAGCAGAAGCACTTAAATTACCAAACACATCGATGCCTGGAGCCGTGGGTTACGGAATTACACCTGCAGGAGCAAAAAAATTAGTAGATGCTTACAGAGAAGAAGTATTACCCGCAGATACTGCTATGAATAAATTCGTTGTAAATTTAGAATTTCACAATCAATTAATGGGTCGTGCGGCAATTGACGTAGACGGCAAAGACTCGCTGACAAAAACTTTAATGTGGGGAATTTTTAATGATTATTCCGACGGCACTGGCTAAGTCTACCAGTACATCGAATATAGATAGAATAATCGATCAAGCACAAATCGTTTATAAAATTTATCACGAAATACAAGAACTTAGAAAGAAAAATAATAACGTTATTTTAGAACAAAAACAGAATCTTTTTCTTCGATTAATTGCAGATACAGATTTAACAGCGTTAACTATGATTAGTTTTCCTGATAAAGATATACAACTGTATAACGAATTTAAATTTGTTAAAAATATCACTAAACCAATATTAGTTAGAGGCATTGCATCTACCGATTATATTAACTTAGTTAAAGACAAAGGATTAGATTATTATTTTATAGAAACTGGATACTTTGGAAACTACAGAACAACTGTTAATCCAAATGCTAAAAAATTATGGCATAGAATTGTAAAAAATTCCATGCAACACGAAAAAATTTTAAATGTGCCCGGTGACAGATGGGAACAACTTTGTGCCATAGATGAAAATTTAAAATGGAAAGGATGGAAAAAATCCGGCAGCAAAATTTTACTGATAGCACCAATTGATAAATCTGCAGGGAACTACGGTTATACAAAAGATTCTTGGATTGCGTCTACTGTTGATACATTAAAAAAATATACAGATAGAGAAATTGTTATTAGAGAAAAAATGTCAAGGCCAGATAGAACGTTTAAAAAAACAATATATCAAGCACTAGACGAAGATATTTTTGCTGTAGTCACACTTAATAGTATTGCGGCCATAGAAGCAGTAGCCTATGGAATACCTGCATTTACTACAGCACCTACTGCGGCGGATCCGGTGTGTTTAAAAGATTTGTCAAAGATAGAAACACCGTTTTACCCTGACGAGAGTTTTGTTTATAAGTGGTGTAGTTCGCTGGCCTACGGACAATTTCATCTAGAAGAAATGATAACAGGCGATGCTTGGAGAATGGTTTTAGAAAATGAACAACGCGAAACAATTAATTATTAAAAGTTATCTTAGTAGCCTACCTAAGCATATCAATGGCACCGAGAAAGTAAATGCACTAACATACTTTGCAGAAGGCGCCGCAAAATGTGGAGACCTGGCATCTACTACAACTTCTTATCAATATGAACCTTGTGACGTGGGTGCAATTATTGGAAATGCCTTCGATGCAAATCCAAGTAAAACTACGTTGGACCATTATAAAGTTCGTAAAATGGTAATGGACACACAGATTAAAAATGGAAGATATTGGCTTAGTATTGATAGTAACGTGTTCATCTATAAGAATAAAGAAAACCCTAAAAAATATTTAAGATATAGTTTCAATGGCGTATTTCCGGCAACAGGTATCTATTGTAACGATAATCCTGGAGAAGAAAACTGGAACAATATTAAACGCGATTATGATATGGATTTAAAACCGTGGCGTTCAACTGGAAATCATATTCTTATTACACTACAACGCCCCATGGGTTGGAGTATGCGAGGTTACAATCTAATGAAGTGGTTAGAGGAAACATTTACTAAAATAAGAACTTATTCTGACCGTCCCGTTGTTATTCGTTGGCATCCCGGAGACTGGAAGAATTTTTCAAATTATGCACCGTTATTAAAAAAATATAATGCTACAATTAGTCCTCAAGAAAGACATATCACTGAAGATTTAATTAATTGTTGGGCACTAGTTTGTCATAATAGTACGCCTAGTGCCGTTGCTCCAATAGAAGGTATACCTGCTTTTATTACAGACGATCCTAGTTACAGTCAAGGAGGCGATGTTGCTAATACAGATTTTAGTAAATTAGAAAATCCTATACTAGCAGATAGAGAACAGTGGATTAAGAAACTTGCACAATGTCATTGGAGTTTCGACGATACCAGATCGGGCAGATGCTGGAATCACATGAGAAATTATATCAAATAACGCGATTGTTCTTCTACAAAAATCTTTAAACTTTTTCTAACACCTTTAGCAGTCCAGATGCAACTGTGAGCATTCATTTCCCAGTCG